GCCAAGCCAAGAGTTGATAGTCTTGGAAGATACAGTTCTAAATACAGTTCTAGAGCAGCTATCAGAAGGAAAAACACTAGCAAGTATAAGGAAGGAAGGAATATTGCCGATCAACTTGAAGAAGTTTTACGACTTCTTAAATCAAGAAAACAACAAGGAACTGAAAGCAAAAGTTGAGAGCTGTAGAAAAATAGGCGTTCAAAATATAGTTGATAAACTTTTAGATATTTACCAAGCCGATATAAACCAAGACACACTAGATCCTAATTTAATATCTTGGATAAGAGAAAAGACTAAATTTATTCAATGGATAGCAGGCAAGACTAGCGATTTATATAGTGATAAAAAAGATTTAACTTTAAATAAAAATACTACAAATAATATTGTTGTATCTTGGTTAGACTCTCCAGAATTGGAGCAGAAATATACTCAATACGAAAAAATAAACGAAGAAAAAAAAGAAATTATAGAACAGTAATTAGAATTTATATTTCCAAGCCATAACAATAAACAAAGCCAAGACAATAAATATAACTTCGTAAATGTTATAGCTTAGAAATAAATCAATCATTTAATTTAATACGATATACATAATTGTTATTATGCCTATCATATTAACAAAGCCAAGTATTGCAGCTATAGTATAATAAAAGGTTTTCATACATTACACTCCATTTCAAATTGATCTTCCATAACTTTGTGTGCTAAGAGATTTCTGTTCTCTAATTCACACTCAATTATTCTTTTATAAATGATTTCATTAATTTGATTTAATTGAAACTGATTATATAAATCAAATTGGTCCAATAGTTTTTCATCATTTAACAAAGCCACTTTTTCTTTTAACTGTTGTATTGTGATCATTATGCAGCCTTTTGGTTTATTGGATCTATATATTTATGAAAATCTTTTTCTTTAATTTCATAATAATTGTCATCTGTATCTATTAAATACAATTCATTTAAAGATTGTGGATCATATCCAAAATCTAAATCTACTGTACTTTCCCATTCTCCAATGCCATTGCATGTGTCGCATTTACTATCTTCTCCTAAACATTCTAAACAAAAATGCACTATATGTTTTTGATGAATAGTTTTGCCTTTATATTGTATTGTGTTGTTTTCCATTTTATAACCCTTTCAGTTGTTATTTGTTTTATACTATCATAACCGATAAAGTTATGAAAGTATAGATCTTATTATTTTAAGATCATATAACCCTAGATAATTCCAGGGTTATAAGTTATTAAAATTAAGCTACTCTTCTGTGTATTGATATATGTTTACCAATAAAAACTATATCAATTCCATAAGCTTTCATTCTATCAATATATTCAATAGCCTGTTTTTTTGTTTTGTGTAATGTTTTTTCTCCTGATTTATATGTTTGTTCAAAGTCAGATTGTCTTCCTGAACTCCATTCAATCTTATGAACAATAGTTTTATCAGTTTTGCATTCAGTTAAGTATTGTATCATTTAAGCAACCTTTCTATTAAAGTTATCAAAATTGAATTGATTAATTTCTTCTTGATCCAATTCCATAACTTTATTATTTGGCACATTATATTCAGCTAAGAATTTATTAATGTGTTTGCTTGTTGTAGTGGACCAGAATTTTTTTGTTTTAAAAAATCCTATATGTGAATTATATCCAGCAACAAATGTTTCATAACTAAAACATAAAGCAACATATTCATTGCTTACAACGTTTAAGTTTTTACTTATTGTTTTTATTTTCATTGTTTTAACCTTTCATTTGTTGTTTAATAACCTTTTAGGGTATAATATAATTAATGTAAATAGTAAAAATAGATAAAAATATTAAGTTATTGAATTTATTATGTTTTATTTTTAAAGTGTTATTTTATGCGATAAAAGAAAGGGAAGACAAAAAGAAAAGATATATAGAAAAGAAAATTGCCTGGTTAAGTGGACCAATAATAAATTTAAAAGTTATAAGTAATTATTAGATCTAATTATTAAAACTAATTATCAACAGCATAATTGGAAGTTGTATTTTAGGAATTTAAAAGCAACTAAGATTAAACAATACAAGAAACAAAACCTTTGATTGTGTGAGTAAGTTATAAATTAGATAGTGTTAAAAAGATCCTATTTATTAATACACTGCGATCAATTACATTGTGTGTATTTGTGTCGGATATGCAACATTGTGATATTTATGCAACAGTATTATCAGCAATACAACCTATAATACATTTCCGATAATTAAATGTTATCGGAATTATGCGACAATAGACAAAGATCTATTCCTAGAAGCTCATAGAATTTTGGATAATGACACCCACATACCACCCATAATTGAGCCGCATGTCGCAATCATGATTACATGGGACTTATCAGGATACCTTTAGCCATTTAGTCAGTTTGCCGCCAATCTCTCATCACATAAAATCGCTAACTCATAATGGGTATATCCCTAAAACAACCCACCACCTTTTCCTTTGCCTGACCAACCTTAATATAATATTAAAACACTACCTATAGTATATGAACAATATTATGCACCAAGATGATGATGACTTTTACGATTCAAATGTAAAAGCAATTGTATTTATAGAAAAGGATAATTCTATAACAGTTAAGTTCACTGGCTTTGAAAGCAAAGAGCATTCAGCTATATTTAGTTCTTGGTTGATGATGCTATTGAATATTGAAAATGCAATTATAAATGATGCAAAGTCTAAGGCGATACACTGATGACTACAATAACTGAAACAGTAATTAATAGTGGTACAATCCAATACAAGATTCCTTACTACCCAAGAGAAAAGCAAATAGAACTTCATTTCAATATGAAGAAGTTTCGCTGGTCAGTATTAGTATGCCATAGAAGGTTTGGCAAAACAGTTTGCATGATTAATCATCTACTAATGTCAGCACTACGTTCTACTAACAAAGCACCACGATACGCCTATATAGCACCCACCTTCAAACAAGCTAAATCAATTGCTTGGGATTATATGAAACAATACACAGCATTAATACCAGGTGTTAAGTTTAATGAAACAGAACTACGTTGTGATTTACCCAATGGATCTAGAATAACATTGTTAGGTTCAGAAAACTCAGATGGATTACGAGGTATCTATTTAGATGGTTGCGTTATTGATGAGTATGCAAACGTGCAAGGTAAGTTATTTACAGAAATTATAAGACCAGCATTATCAGATAGAAAAGGATGGTGCGTATTTATTGGTACACCACAAGGAACTAATAATAACTTTTATGAATTATATCAGCATGCACAAGGCGATAAAGAATGGTTTAACTATAAAGCTAAAGCATCTGAAACTAAAATAGTTGATCAAGCAGAATTAGACGCTGCGAAAAAAGTAATGGGTGAAAAAAAATACCAACAAGAATTTGAATGCGATTGGATTGCAAATATAGAAGGTGCTGTTTATGGAGATGTTATAACTAAAATAGAAGATGCTAGACAGCTGACAAGAGTGCCTTATGATCCATCACTACCAGTTAGTACAGCGTGGGATTTAGGTGTGTCAGATCATTCAGCAGTTATATTCTTTCAACAAATGGGTAGAGCTATAAACATTATTGATTACTACGAAGAACGTGGTCAAGGATTACCGCATTATATTCAAATGCTACAAAGCAAAGATTATGTTTATAAAGATCATTTTGCACCACACGATATTGAAGTTACTGATTTTGGTAATGGTAAAACAAGACGTGAGGTTGCTTATCAATTAGGTATTAATTTTAAAGTAGTACCAAAGATTCCTTTTGAAGATGGAATCCATGCTACCACAATGTTATTACCTAGATGTTGGATTGATACAGACAGTTGCAAAAAACTTATAGATGCGTTAAGACACTACCATAGGAAGTTTATAGATAAAAACAGAATGTTTAGATCTAAGCCTGTACATGATTGGAGTTCACACGCTTGTGATGCTATGCGTTACCTTGCAGTTGGAATCCAAGAAATAAATACTAGACAATCTGCACCGCAAAGTGTAGCAGATAACGAATATAGGATTTTATAATTATGGGTTTTTTATCACCGAAGATGCCATCGTTGCCACCAGTGCAACCATTGCCAGAACCACCTTCTACTAAACTAAGTGCAGAAGAAGAAAAACGTATTCAAGAAGAACAAGCAGCAATTCAAAGAAGAAGAAAAGGTAGAGCAAGTACAATACTAACATCTCCATTAGTTGATCAAGCAACGACAGAGAAAAAAACTTTATTAGGGATGTAATATGGGTGGTCCAATACCAAATCCTTTTCAATCTAAACCATCTGCTCCTGCACCAACTCCTGCACCAATTCCTGCTCCAGTAGCAGCAACAGTATCAGCACCTACAACTGCAGAAGTATCTCAAGCAACAGCAACTGACGCTACAGGAATTAAAAGAAGAAGACGTGGTAGATCTATGACTATATTAACAGGAGCTGCAGGCGTTCAAGAAGGAGCAACTTTAGGCTCACCAACATTGTTAGGATAATAAATGGGTGAAACGGATTTAGTAAAGGATCTCTTAAAGAGATTTGGAAAATTAGTAACACAAAGACAAACGTGGGAATCGCATTGGCAAGAAGTATCAGATTACATGATGCCAAGAAAAGCAGATGTAACTAAAAAAAGATCACCAGGAGATAAACGATCTGAATTAATATTTGATTCATCACCACTACATGCAGTTGAATTATTATCTGCATCTCTACATGGTATGCTTACTAATCCATCTACTCCATGGTTCTCATTAAAATTTAAAAATATAGATATGGTAGATGAAGATGCAGCGAATGAATGGCTGCAAGATGCTACAGAAAAAATGTATGAAGCATTTAACAGATCTAATTTTCAACAAGAAATATTTGAACTATATCACGATCTAATTACTTTTGGTACAGCAGCAATGTACATTGAAGAAGATGAAGAAGATATTGTTAGATTTTCAACAAGACACATTGGTGAAGTTTACATTTCAGAAAATAATAAAGGAAAAATAGATACAGTATTTAGAAAATTTAAATTAACAGCTCGTGCTTGTATTCAACAGTTTGGCGAAAAAAATGTTTCTAAAACAACTAGAGGTATTGCATTAAAAGATCCTTATGAAGAAATTACAATTCTTCACGTTGTATATCCAAGAGAAAATTACGATCCTAGAAAAAAAGATAACAAGAATATGCCATTTGCATCTTGTTATATTGAACCAGAAAACAAACATGAAATATCTCAATCAGGATTTAATGAGTTCCCTTATGTAGTGCCACGTTATTTAAAAGCATCATTTGAAATTTATGGAAGATCACCTGCAATGACTGCATTGCCAGATGTAAAGATGTTAAATGAAATGTCTAAGACGACAATCAAAGCAGCACAGAAACAAGTTGATCCTCCTTTATTAGTTCCTGACGATGGATTTATTTTACCAGTAAGAACAGTACCAGGTGGTTTAAATTTCTATAGAGCAGGAACTAGAGATAGAATTGAACCATTAAATATTGGTGCAAATAATCCATTAGGTTTAAACATGGAAGAGCAAAGAAGGAATGCTATTAGAGATACGTTTTATGTAAATCAATTAATGATGCAGAATGGTCCACAAATGACTGCGACAGAAGTTGTACAACGTAACGAAGAGAAAATGAGATTACTTGGTCCAGTTCTTGGAAGACTACAATCGGAATTATTAAGACCAATGATTGATAGAACATTTGCTATTCTACTTAGAAAGAAACTATTTAGACCAGCACCAGAATTTTTAGCTGGTCAAGATATTCAAATTGAATATGTATCACCTTTAGCTAAAGCACAAAGATCTTCTGAATTACAATCAGTGATGAGAGCAATAGAAATATTTGGATCATTATCTAAAATATCTCCAGTATTTGATCACATTGATGTAGATGCTTTAGTAACTTATCTTGCTGACATTGTTGGTGTACCAGCTAAAGTTTTAAACTCACAAGCACAAGTAAATGCTATTAGACAAAAGAAACAACAAGAGATGATGCAACAACAACAAATGCAACAGTTACAACAAGTAGCACAAGCTGGTGGACAAATTGCACCACTTGCTAAAGCATTACCTGAGGAGGCTAGAGCTTTAGTAGCACCACAAGAATAACAACTGAAAGGAAAATAAATGGAAGATCAAGTAAATAAATTAAAAGAACATTATAAAATAGTTTTTGAATCTAATGATGGCAAAATTGTCATGTCAGATTTAGAAAAGAGATGCCACTATAATGCTACCACTAATATTAGAGGTGATAGCCATGAGAGTGCATATATGGAGGGACAACGCAGCGTTCTTCTATTTATTAAAAACATGCTGCTAAATGATAAACTAAAAGGAAAATAAAATGTTAGAACAAGTACAGACAACTGAGGGAACTCAGCCTGTTACAAGTGCAACAACACAAAGTACACAGGAAACATCACAACCAATACTAAGCTCAACACAACAACCAAC